CTCTCTATATGAATCTAAAAAGGTATAACAAATATTTCCCACTTAAAAGGCCATATCGCCAGTATTTTGACCATCCCCCAAAATTACCAGAAAAATATTAAAAATCCCCTAAAGCAACATAAAAAGGGCTCTCTATATGAATCTAAAAAGGTATAACAAATATTTCCCACTTAAAAGGCCATATCGCCAGTATTTTGACCATCCCCCAAAATTACCAGAAAAATATTAAAAATCCCCTAAAGCAACATAAAAAGGTATAATAAATTTATCACTCATCTTTTAATTAATTATTTATTTTTTTATTTTTTTATCTCCCCTATTATATAATACCCTATTAAATAAAATAATATTAAATATAGTATAACAAATTTAAAAATGTCAATCAATAAACCAGAAGACATCATCAGCGACGAAATAATCTCGGATCGCCAAATCATTCCAGGACGTATCACCATTCGCCATCGTGGTAGAAATGGTTTAGAATTCAACGCCAATAATACAAAAGTTCTCAATCCCGAAACCGGCAGATATATCAACACAAAAGGTTTTAAAGGCAAATTAATTTTAGCCAACGCCGGAATTATTCCAACAGTAGACCGCAGATTAACTCGTGCCGGTACTTATCAACCATCAGCGACATACAGAAACGGACAAATGGAATCAACCGAATATACAGAAGTCGATTTAATCAATAGACCAGCAGTATCAACAGTATTACAATTCGCTCAGTCTATAATGCAAAAAAGAAATGAATTAGGAGACGATTTTCGTAATGTTAAATATAGTTTTACAAATGATGAAGGCGAGAGAATATACCGCACAATGAAATCTAATAATATTAATAATGTAGTCGATATCGTTAATGAAGTCAATAGAGTTCAAACAGGTAATTATGCTCAAACAATAGATACCATACACATTCCAAAAGATAGAAGCGACGGACATGGCTCAGACATTATCACAAATGGATTTAATTTAGAGTTAGATACATTTTCAATTTTAAGAGTTATCCCGCCAAGCGCAGGCGGTTCTAAGATGGAAGGCAAATCGCACGATAATAATGTATTTAGATATAGAGATTATAAATGCGCTGATGGTGATTGTTTATTAGCCATATTTAGAGTTGAATCCGAAGAAAAAATCCCATTCTATAATAATAGATTAAGACAACATTTAAATATCCCATCAGGCAATATATCTTTCGAGCACATCCCAAAATTATGCGATATATTTAAAACCGGAATTGAAATTTATTCCGATAAAGTAGATATTAAAGTATCATTCAAAGACGACTGCGATAAAAATCACGCAATAACAAAAGCAAGCAATCAACTATTATTTAAATATGGTGGAGAATATAAGAAAATCATTATGGTATACATGACTATAGTAGACGGGTCAGGATCTAACCCAGCAAATCATTACTCACACATTATATTCTTTAAGCCATTTAAAATTTGTAAAATAACGGGTGATAATATTAATATTGTAGGCGAACGAACATCAGCACAGATAGAAGCTAGAATATTAGAACAAGGAAGAACATTATTTGCAAAAACTAAAAAACTTAAAGAAAAGAAAACTAAACTATTATTCTTTGATTTTGAAACTATTTGGAATCCAACCAAGCAATCTAAAATCGAGCCTTATTCAGTGGCATGGTATGTATGTGATTCTGATGAAGCAGATAAAGATTTTAATTTAGATATGGACAGAGTATCCGTAGCTTATGGTGATAAGTGTCATTATGAATTGGTTGATTTTATAAGACGAGCACAAGAAACAAAATATTTATTGATAAGCTTTAATGGGTCTAGATTCGATAATTTTATTTTAGCATCAGCCGCATCAGGCCGCGAGTGTCTAAGCGATATCTTTTGGTCTGATGGTTGTATCCGCAGTCTTAGAATGTTTCAACATCAAACTTTAGATATTGCTAAATTAAATCCCGGAATGAGTTTAAAAAAGTCGTGTGATGATTTTAAAACAACTCCTAAAAAGATTGATGGTTTCGATCATACAGTTGTTCAAACTGAGTATCTTAATGGCAACCTTAAAAATTGGTTGAAGGAGAATATCAAAGAGGCAACCGCTTACGTAAAAACAGACGTATTATGTTTAGCTAGTCTAACAATAAAAATGAGAGACGCGCTAGTTAAATTAACCGGTTTAAATCCTTTAGATGATCCACAAGGATTAGGGACAGCAGGCAGTGTTGCATGGCGAGCCCTTAACTCAAAATCAAATATACCAAAAGCCTTACCACAGCAGGTAGATGAATTTTGCAGAAAAGCTATAACAGGCGGTCGCACACAGAATTTTATGGAAAAAGGATTTAAATCAATCGGGCAATATAGAATGGTTGATGTAAAAAGCGAATACCCCACAGTTATGTTTTCTAAAAATCACGAGCATTTTAATCCCAAATTAATGTATGGCTTATATCCCACATCAGACGCCATCCCAACAGATAAATATGTAGAGGGCAAATTAGGTGTATACAGAGTTAAAGTATTAAAGCAACCCAATATTAAAATATTAGCAAAACGCGAGGAAGGAATTCCACTAGATTGGAATTGTAATGAAGAATTTGAAACCCACACAACTAATTGTTCTATAGAGCTATTAAAATTACATGGAGGCGAATGCGAAATATATGAAGGCTATTATTTTGAAGAATGTTCAAGAGATTTGTTTAAAGGCTTTCTACAACCATTATTTGACGAAAAAGATAAACAAGATAAATTAAAAGCAGATAAAAGCCCAGAAGCCAATGGAGCGATGCGCGCGATTTGTAAAATATTGATGAATAGTAGTAGTGGTAAAACATTACAAAGAAATTATGATGATTTATGTATATTAGTTAAAGGAACAGCAGAGCAGTTATCAGCAGAATCTAAAATGAAAAATAATAAGGCAGATGACTTTATCCCATTAAATTCAACATCAGGAATAATGATAGGCAAAATGAAATCAGAAAAAGTTTATAATATTAAAAAAGCCAAACCATCACAGCTAGGAATTTTCATTTATGAATATGCTAGAACGTATTTGTATGAAATGCTATTAAAGAAATATAATCCGATGTATTGTGATACAGATAGTTGCTTAATGTCCCAGACTGATTACGATCAATTTGTTATAGACCAACCAGAAATATCTAGAGGAAACAGCTTAGGCGAAATAGGTGAAGAATTAGGCAACTACGACAATTGTGAGATTATATTAATGGCTCCAAAAATGTATATGGTGTGTCCGACAATAAATAATATACCAATAGATAAAGAACACATTAAATTTAAGATTAAGGGTATTTGTATCGGCAAAGATAAAATGATATTAAATGACTACTTAAAAACATTAGAAGATTATTCAACAGAAGAACTATATAACGAATACAATAACGCTGATTCTAAAATGTTAATACCAATAACTAAAGACCCCAGACCCGTATTTAATAAATTAGCAGGTGGAGACAGTGTTAATATATTATGCGCGCAGATGTCTAGACATTTAACAGTAATCAACAGAGAGCGTATTGAACCATTTCAAATTAGACAGAGATTCCTCATCAAGCGTATTGCTTAACAAGTCAGTTGCTTAACAAGTCAGTTGCTTAACAAGTCAGTTGCTTAACAAGTCAGTTGCTTAACAAGTCAGTTGCTTAGATAATTATTTATTTTTTTAAATTAAATTTAATTTGTATAATATAATAATAAAATAAACTAATAAAAAATGTATGGCCAAATATTTGGAGGTGCAAAAGCAATGGATCGCCCGCAGTATAGTAAAGGCTTTAATTTTGGTGTAGCACAGGGAGCTGAGAGAGCTTACGATCTTTTATTAAGAAATCAAGAACCATTAATGGAAAATAATCTTGACGGCGCCTATAATAGACTATCGCTGGATTACGGATTCGTGCCACGCGGATTACGTTATAAAAAGGGAGAAGATGAATTTAAAGGACAAGGAAACATTATTGGAGGAGCTAGACTGACACCAGAACAGAAAATGGCAAGACAATCCGAACTCACACGAAAACGCCTAAACAGAGCCGATAAAAAGAACTTTCGTGGGCGAGTTAAAGAAAATCGAAAAGGGTTGCAGGACTTTCTTAAAGCCGACTCGCTGGCTTATAAACAGAAGAAGGCTGACGCACGAACTCGTTATAAAGCTATTCAAGCTGAAGAGGATGAGGTTTATGGAGAGAGAGCCGGAGAGAGATATGGAGTATCAACAATCAAAAAAGCTTTCTCACAAGGCGTTAAAGCTATGCTTAACAGTATAAATGAACTAGTCGCACAATTTAAAATTAATAAACTCGCACCACGAACTAAAGTTGCTACACTTGTCGCCGCTATTCATCACCCATTTACTGCTGAAGTCCGAAAGGGAGCACGCAAATTAGTGTCTGAAGGCTATACATTTCCAGAGGCACTCGACATGGCTACCAATGATTTACGACGCGATGTCCACGAGAATTTGGCTGATATTAAAGCACACCCAGAAGTCCAAGCGTCTTTGGATGAAATCGTAGATAGATTAGTCAGTGAAGAGACTGAGGATTACGTATAAAAAATTGATAAAAAAAATATATATTTTTTTTTAGTGATGTAATCGCTTAAAATTTATTAAAATCTATTAAGCTGAGCCCTACTCATAGAGCGCCCACCAAATAAGCCACTAGATACACCGTGAGCCGCCAAAAGATGAGGATTATTAGTAGCGCGAGCAACCTGACCCAATAAAGGCGATGCAACCGATCCAATATTTCTAGCTACTGAACCTACTTTTTTAATTCCTGACCACAATTTAGATAAGAATGAGCCACCAATAATACTACCACCACCAAATCCGGATTCTTCTTTATCGCCTTCATACAACTGAGCGGCTTCAATCCCTACCGGTTCGGCTGATGCTGCTTCCTGAGGAGTAATACCACCAAGCGTCTGTTTAGATGTTCCATTATAGAGTTCCAACATACCCGGAGTAATAGCGAGAATAACTAACTGGACGTTATCAAATCGTCTATCAGTTTGATTATAAAATGAACCCGTAAACTGAAAACTAATTCGTTGATCCATTCCTGGATGTAATCCCTCTGGCAAACTCAAATCAAAAGCTGAATCAATAATTAAAGGACCGCCCACATATGCTGGACCAATGGCACCCAAAAGACTAGGACGAACTGACTGACCATTCCAAACCGGAAATGGTTGCTTACCACCATTACGACGATATATTTCCCATAGATTAACTGGAGTAGCAGAAGATAACAAACCATTTTTAGTGCCAAAATAAACGGATACACTGCCGACACAAGGGAAAAACAAATCCGGAAGAGACTGGTTTGGATTTTGTTGATCATTTACTGAATAAGTTAATCCAATAATAAATTTAGATGGAATAATAGGATATTCTTGAGTGCTAGAACTGACGACAATAGTAGTGCCTGGGTTAAAAGTGCCGCCGGCCGTAGTAAATGATGGTGTAATAGATGAATAAGCATATGTATGATTGGTAGGCATCATCAACAATGAGTTAGCTTTAGGTGCGACCCAACTGACCTGAATATCTTGAGTAGTAAATGATCCAACACTTGAAACAATACTGGAAGCAATATTAACAACGCCCCACGACAGCATACGAGACAGATTTTGATAATTAACGATGACTTGAAGATTACCGAGACCATAAATTGATTTTTGAGTTGAATTTCCATAATCGAGTGGACTGATTAAAAGCGGTTCCCATAGTTCAAAATTAATAGTAGCACTAGACGCGTCACCAGCAAATTCAACAGATGTTATCTGATTAGTTCGACCAGAAGTAATAGCATCGCCATAATTTCCCTGACCGATATAAGAAAAAACGCCTCCTATAACTCCGGGTTGAATAGCCCCGCCAGCTCCAAGCGGCAATGGTGATGTTGTAGGCATATTGCAATCAGTAAAATAAGAACAAAATTGATCGGGTTGGACCGGTGCCGTGCTTTGTGCTTGTTCCATTGCAGCACTAGTGTTTGCAACGGTAGCAATAAATGGGACGATTTGATTCATATTTCCAATTGATGCAGTATTAGACCCGAATTGAAGTTGAATATTACTCATTGAAGATTGAAGAGGATATGCGCGTAAAGCAAAATATATATCACCTGATCGGAGATTGGCACCATTTACAGTGATGGATCCAATAGCGTGAAGTCTAACAAGTCTATTCATTCCAGAGTTAGGCGATGGGCTTTGAATATTAAATATAGGAGATAAGGATGATGGATTAGGAGGTATGACGGTTTGAAACGTAACACTTTCCGGACCATCAACGATAACCTGAGTCACCAAGGACTCGCGAGGAATTCTACTGTCGATAACTGATACGGCGTTCATTTGATTTATTTATTATATTATATTATACAAATTAAATTTAATTTAAAAAAATAAATAATTATAATTAAATATTAAAAGCGTGGTCTGCCACCGTTTCTGCCGACTATGTTATTAGCTCTCAGATAACCTGAGCCACCAAGGGCTCGCGATCCACTGCCTGTATTACTAATTTGCTCATCATCGTGCTCTACCCATGGCGATATACTTTTTTCGGCTTTAGAATCAGCTAATGCGAGTGCAAAATTATCTACTGGCTTAAAAATACCATTTTCTAATAAATCTCTACGGACAAACGCGAGTTTAATTGAACATAACTGATTAACAACAAATAACTGTCTAGCATCACCGAAAGAATCCACCCACCACACCGAAATCAATAAATTAGTAAGCGGGGCATTGCTAGTTAAGCGGCACCATCTAATATTACCGAGACCGCCAGCATTAAACACTGCGGGATCTCTGAATCGTTGAGGACTGCTTGCTAAATCTAACTGAAAATCCGTTAAGATAGGTAGAACATCATTAGATGATACAGGTTCATTAGGAATAGGGACACGATTTGAAAACTCACCAATAACACTCAGATTAGTTCTTAATTCTATTGTCTGAGGCGAATACAATTGATTATTAACATTAGATTGCGTAAATTCAAATAATATGGCTGGATATGCTACTGGTAGTTGGCCGCCTAAAGGATTAGGTCCGACAATAGAATTAGTGCCGTCATTGAGCAAGTTAATATATGCCGCCATTTGTTGATTTTGAATTGGCAGAGGAGGATTAGGAGCAACTGTTGGCCATCCACCCCATAAATTAAGTGATACACCATTAAACCAAAATTGGATGACATCTACTGTCCCATATGTTAAATCATATAAATCGATAGGGAAACCATAGAACCTTTCTAATTGCGACTGAGGATTATAAGTTATGTATGGAAACTGATTTACTGCGGGAACACCGAATGAAGTATTTAATACATTACATAAAGCAGTTATCGCATTCGTTTTTATTTGTGCTAGTGTATTTCGATCATATATATACCAATAATTAAATGGCTGTTGGTTGGGGACTGTAAAAACTGTTGACGGTATAATTTGTAAAGGAACTGTCACAGTAAAACCGTTATATGTTGCTGTCAGTGAGCAAGTCGTAGAAATCCCATCCCCTAAAGCATCTGGAGATGGTTGAAATACAAATAATGGGAGAGTTTGTAAAGGAATAATCATTCTTTCAACACCAACATAATATTCATCCTGTTTAGAAAGAATAGCACCTGAGCGGACAATATTTCTATCACATTCAATAATTAATGGTTGTGGGTTGTATAAAGCATATCTGTTTAAATCTTCGATATGTGCGTTGGTTTCTGGTAATCGTTTTTGAGCAACACCTTCTTTGGATGGGACTGCTACGCCATCACCTTTATATTTGGGTAATGGCAAATGTGGTTTAGCAACTGCGAGTTCGGGTAGAGTATTCGACTTCTGACGGCAAAACTCGGCATTAAGGCGGACGATTGGGGTTAATTCCATTTTTATTTAATCGGTATATATATATAAATATTTAATTTAAATAAAAAAGAAAATATTAGATATATATAAAAGATAAACGAAAATTAGGAAAAATGTTAGTCATATCTAAAGCAAATAATAGGAATAGAACGGAGGGGGCGATACCTTTGGCAGTTATTCGTGGTGGCCAGCACGATAAACAGATTCTATTTTATGAAGAAAATGCGACTCGTGAAGGCGACCAGCAAGTTAATTTACCTCAGAACGAAATATTTGAGCCTTTGCCTGAAACTAGACCGGGTATGCGAAGTGTTTGGCACGTTTGTGGATCGAGTGGAGCCGGTAAATCAACGGTGGCGGGTAAGTTAGCCGAAAATTTTACAAAGATATTTCCTGACTCTCAGATATTTGTGATAAGTAGCACGGCAGATGATGACCCGGCTTTTAGTAAGGTGGACCATCAGCGAATAAATGTAGATGAGTCGTTAAATGATATTCAAATAGATAAATTATGCGATAAAGTATCAGCAACACTATTAATATTTGATGATGTAGAGGGAGTAGCAAAAGAGCGTAAAAAGGCATTGGAAAACTTTTCTCAAAGAGCTTTAGAGACTGGCCGTAAATTTAATTGCCATGTAGTTAGCTTATTTCATCGGCCTGCGTCTGGCGGAGCAACTAAGATTAGTTTGAATGAGAGTAATGGATTTATATATTTTCCAAAAAATCCACCAACCAATCTATCTTATGTTTTTAAGTCTCATTTAGCTTTGCCGATTGGATTAATAACACTGTTAAAGGATTTTGGTAAATTTGTTTTGATTAGAACTGATAATGCCCCATCTTATATATTAGGATCCAAAAAGGCGTGTATTTATGACCCTGAAAAAGCTGATATGATTATTACCAAGAGACGAATATTAAACAAGGAAATAGCTAAGAAAGAAGCGGATGAAGAAATCAAGAAACGGGAAAACAATATTAGCTTCTTAGAAGATGAGTGATATAGCAACTTCTTAGAAGATGAGTGATATAGCAATATCTATAATAGAATAAATTGAGTATGATACTAATGTCGCTACACAGACCATATCAACGAAATCGTGAAAGTCTCTACTCATTTAATAATAAAATTAATTTTATATATATATATAAAATATATATTATATTTGTATGGATAGTATAATTGAAAAGAAATTATTACGCGTTATTGATACGCCAAGCCATGTCGTTAAACATCTTATTATGACACCGCTAACTATTGGGGAGATTAGACGTGCTGTGCCTGACATACCTGTTGAATTATATAATAAAATACCTGATGGAGCGATTATATCTGAGTGGTTGAAAAGGTCGCCAAGCAAGTGCGCTATATTATTATATTTGTGGGATAAAAATAAGGATGGAGCTTATGGACATTATATATCGGTTTTGAATAGAGGAAATGTGTTAGAAATATTTGATAGTTTTGCTAATGAACCTGATGGGCTTAGAGAGTTTTTGAAACCGGATAAAGCGAAATATTTAAATCAAGGCAAGTTGAAATTATTGCGTGGTATGGGTCATAATGAAGGTCGGTATAATGATAAAAAATTACAAAATAAAAATACTGAGTGTTGTGGTCGGTGGGCTATATTGAGATGCTTATTTAGGGATTATGATGAGGAAACATTTGCTCAGACAATTAAAAAAATGGCAAAAAAATATGGTATGACTAATGATTATTTGTGTGTTTTGCTTAGTCTTTAATACCTTCTACTACTCTAAATTTATATAATTCTTCATCTGTCATTTTTCTTACTGTAGTTGGTTTGGGTTTTTCTTCAAAATGTTTAACTAGTGTATTGATGTCTTTGCGGATTTTAGATGAACGACATAAATCATTTTGAACACCATACTTTATTAATTCGGTATATTCAGCTCTGTGTGTGTCTGGATCCGTGGCTTCGATTTTGGTGAGGAAATCACGAATTGATTTATACCATTTTTCATCTGCATTCTTTTTTTGTCGTCTTTCAATTAAGATTAAAGTATCTTTCAAGTTTTTATGTGATTTTTTATTACTTAAATCGAAATATTTTTTTTGAGCTTCTTGTAGTGGTGTTAATGATTTTTGGTCTAATTTTTCTATATCTTTTTCTATATCTTTAGGTGTGTTTATTGAGTCTGTCATTTTGATGGTGTATATAATAGGGGATATATTTAATAGAGAAAATAAATAATTAATTGGTCAAAATACTGACGATGTGATAAATTTATTATACCTTTTTATGTTGCTTTAGGGGATTTTTAATATTTTTCTGGTAATTTTGGGGGATGGTCAAAATACTGGCGATATGGCCTTTTAAGTGGGAAATATTTGTTATACCTTTTTAGATTCATATAGAGAGCCCTTTTTATGTTGCTTTAGGGGATTTTTAATATTTTTCTGGTAATTTTGGGGGATGGTCAAAATACTGGCGATATGGCCTTTTAAGTGGGAAATATTTGTTATACCTTTTTAGATTCATATAGAGAG